TAAAGACGTTAGAGAGGTGAAGGAAAATTATGAAAAATTAAAAAATTTAATGAAAGAAAAGGGGATTAACGTTGATGATCCTTTTGTTTTTGAAAAATCTTTACAAGATTTTGGTTCTTTTATGAGTAGATTTTCAAATGATCCTGTAAAAAAGAAAATAGCTGCTTTGTATAATGATCTTTATGCTGCAAGTAAAAAGATAGCAATAATGGGAGAGCAGACATTAAAAGGTGCTGCACCAACAGATTCAATGATAAAATATACAGATCAAAATAACTTATATCCAACTTTTGGCAAAGACAGTAAACATGTTTTTGAACAAAAATTACATAATCTTGAAAAAGAGGCCGAAGGAATTTACAATGCAGCGGCATTATCATCTAGAACCAAGCGTTTTATAGATAAAAATAATTATAAACAAATAAAACAATTCCTGAATGTTCAGGACTATGGTTTATCAGATATAGAACCGGAAGAAGAACATCCATCTGATCCTATTGGTGTTGTCAGTTTTTTAGACCCTAAAACTAATAAATATTTTGATATACCAGCTAATCAAGCTGAATTAGCTGAAAGTGAAAATCCTAATTGGATAAGACAATGACAAAGCAGCAAATAAATTGGTCGCAATACGAAAGAAAAGAACCTCAAAAAGTAGACTGGTCGCAATATGAACGCAAAACCCAAGGAGATGACTGGCTACCTTTTTTAAGCAAAAAGGGAGCTACTGTATTATCTGAATTGCCTGATATACCTGCTAATCTTGCTAACCTTGGTGAAGCAGGGGGTAGATGGCTAGCCGGAAAACTTGGCAATAATAATAATCCTTATAGAGACCCAGAAACAACAAAAGCTCTACAACATTTTAGCGAGCAACCGAATTATTTTAGAGAAGAGAATGTAGATCGTCCATCCAAATGGATAAAAGAGGGATTAGCAAACTACGATATTGATATTACGCCGCAGCCAAGAGACGGATTACAAAGAATAGTAGGTCATGGTATGGAGTGGGCAGCTCCCGGTGGATTACTTGGAAAATTTAGTAAAGTTAATAAATTAGGTAAAAGTGCTGCTATAGAGGGTCTTCTTGGTGGTTTAAGCGGCACTGCTATCGAAGCAGGAGTTGACCCTTTAGTAGCTGACATATCTACTCTTGGTATTCAAGGCGGCGCTTCTAAATCTCGGAATTTATTAGATAGATTTTCTAAATCAGGAAGAGAAGCTGCCCGCGAACAAAAAGTTACAAGGTTAATGAAAGATATTACTAAAGAAGAAGGCCTGGATAATTTAATGAATTTTAATCCTGAGAATCTTGATGTTATTCCTGTTACGGCAGAAGTAGCTTTAAATAAGGATATATCAAATTTACATAATGCTTATGCTCCAAATTTTACTGGAATACAGAGTAAAATGACTGCTAATGATGAGATTTTACGAAGGAAACTAAATAACATCGGCAGTGAGTCAAATCCGACACCGATAGAAGTTGGAGAAGCAGGGAGAGAAGTAATTGGTAAAAAACTGAGTAAACTAGAAAAAGCAAGGGAAAAAGCGGCAAGTCCATTGTATGCAAAACTGGAAGAATCACCTAATTTATATCCTACTGAAAATTTAAATAGTTATACGGAGCAGGCTATAGCCAAAGAGCTCGGTGATATAGAAAAGGGCTTAAATAAGAATAAATCTTTGTTACCTGATAAATATAAAAGGCTAGCAGAGAAATCTAAAACTGAACTTACAGAGCTTGAAAAAGAAGTAAATAAAATAATTACACAAGTAGAAAAGGAATATCCCGGTTTAAGTTTTCAAGCTAAAGATCAAATACTAAATGAATTAATGCCTGGTTTTCGCAAAAAAATTGCAAAAATTAGTGGTTTAAAAGAGAAAATTGCTACTTTAGAAAGCGGACATTATAGCCCAGGTCATATTGATAAGACAATTACAGAGATCGGCAATAATATTACTGAGTTAAAAAGGTCTGCAAAGGGTGGTAATGATTCGCTAATTAGGCATTATACAAAACAGAAAAAAGCTTTAGAAGCAGATTTGGAAGCAACGCCCGAAGGATTAGCCCACCGGGAAGTTTACAAGGAACATTCGCCGGAGATTAATAAAATCAATAGAGATAGACTACTTAAAAAATTTGTATCAAAGGATGAATGGGATGCCTATAGAGTTCCTGCTGATGATTTACCTCGCAATATCATGTCATCGCCTAAGGCTAGTGTAGCTAATTATATGGGGCAGGTAAAAGGAACACCGGCAGAAAAACTAACTAAGGCTTATTTTAGGGATAAATATCTTGATAAGGGAGTTGATTTTGAAGGAGGGTTACCAACTTATGATAAATCAAGTCGTTTTTTAAGGGAAAGAGGACATAAACTTGATGCTATCTATTCTCCTGAAGAACTGGGGGTATTTAAGCAAATAAATGAGTACTTGAAAAATAGAGCATCAGTTAGCAGGAGTAACTCTACTTTTGGTTCTGCTACGATGCCGAAACAACAACTGCAAGAGATGGTAAGAGGTTATTTAGGTTCTGAAGTATCCCAGCCATTAGCACTAGCAAAATATGTCCCAGGGCTTCCATTTAGGAATCATATAGCAGGGCTTACTCGGCCAAATACAGCTTATAACATACTAGAACAAGCCTTAACCAACCCTATATATGCTAAATCATTATTAACAAGAGAACCGGCTCTTTATAGTAAGCCTAATTATTTTCCTACTTTATATAACGTTTTAAATGGCAATCAGGAATAAAATTTGCTATTTTGGGTAGATATTTAACTAATGAAGTTATATTCATGAAAAGAGGAGTTGTTAAATTTTATTCTACCGATAGTAAATATGGATTTATTAAACCCGATGATGGCTCAAAGGACGTGTTTGTTCATCAGAATGACCTTAAAACATCAGGTATAGAAGAAATAAAAAAGAACCAGAAAGTAGAATATGAGCTAGCAAGTAGAAAAGAAAAAGTATTTGCTATCAACGTTAAGATCATAGATTAATTCATCCACAAAAATCTTGATAACTTTGTGAATTAAGCCATTAAAAGGTTGGATGTTTAAGCTTCTATTAGCTGCCTAAAAAATAGGCAACTAAATTTCTTCTATAATATCATTACCAATTACTACTACATCGTTTTCCAGCTCAAATAATCGGTTTCTTAATTCTTCAATATCGTGGTCTTTTTGAGTTATTGCTTCACCATTTAAAACTAACGTAGCTTCTAAATTAGTAATAATATTCTGTTTCTCAGTTATAGCCTGATTTTTTAAATTAAGTTCAGCTTGGAGATCACTAATAGCAGTATCTTTTTGTATTATGGTCTGACTCTTTGCATTTAACTCGGACTGTAAAGTCCCAATAGTATTATCTTTCTGTGTTATGGTTTGAGTTTTTAGATTAAGTTCAGCTTGAAGAGTTACAATAGTATTACTTTTTTCGGCTAGTTCTTTTTTTAACTCTGCAACTTTTGCAAGTAATTCATCTCTTTGTATCTGAATAGGAGCTTTTGGCAATTCCTTGACTTTCATAATGCAAACCTCATGCCTAAAGTTATGTTGTGGATTTCATAAGTACGATTACCTATATTCTGAATTCCACCTATGATTTTTCTTTTATTACTTCCGAGATTAAAATAGTTGTAACTAATTTCGCCAGTAATCGTATCACTAAATTTGATATCAGTACCAATAGTTAGCTTATAAGCAAAATGATATCTTTTTTTACTGATTTTGTCCAAAGGATAAATAACATTATCATCTTGAGATATAGCATAACCTCCAGCTGATTCTTTTAAATGTGCAATTCCAATTCCGCCACCAACAAAAGGAGTAAATTTGCCAATAGTTACTATGTCTTTGTAAATATTAAACATTAAGCTATCTGCTTTAGTTTTTGTAGATATTTTAAATATGTCCTGATTCGGGTTTTTTGATATTTCTGATGTACGGAATAAAAAATAATAATCAATTATTTTTTCTATTCTAATTCCATTATCAAATTTATAACCTATCCCAGCTTCAATTAAAGGAAAACTGTCTGATAATTTTACTTTTCCCTCAAAGTCATGGTTACTAAATTTTGTGGTTTTTATATTATTTAACCCAATACCACCCTTTAAATAGAAACCAGTTTTTGCTAGAGAAAAAGAAGGTAAAAATATCAAAGAAAGTAGTAAAATTTGTTTTTTCATTTTAAATGCTCTTTTTATTGTTATTTAGTACAAAATCAAGTAGGGCAAGGCTATCAGCTTCGTTATCATCAACTGGAGCAAACCCTTTGTTTTTCACAGCTGCTATTACTGACTCCTTAGGAGCATTTCCTTTACCGGTAATATGCTTCTTAATTGTTCCAACAGATATACCAGAGTATGGTATCCCGTGATGTTCGCACCAGGCAGTCAGATGGGCAACAAATCCCCCGTATTTATGAGCGGCATCAACGCCCTTATGAGCTCTCACTTCCTCAAAATAAATCGCATCAATTACTCCTAAATTCGCCTTTAAATCGGTAAGCCATCGTTTAAAACGTAAAAAAGGCATGCCGCCTCCTTCAAATCTTCCGTTTTTAAAACTGGCAGTTCCGGAAGTTATGTTGCCCTGTGCCTCTCTAATAGCCCAACCGGTAGTAGTACCAAGGTCTAGAGCCATAATTATTGATCTGCTCACTTTTTTCTTTTTTATTATAGCACGAAATAGCTGTAGACTTAAAAAATCGGAGTTTTTTAAGATAGCTTAATAAATTATTCACAAATTATTATTTTCTCCTTGCGCAAGCATAACCAAATAGGCTTTTTTTGCCCATTCTTCCCAGTTTTTAAAGGCAAGTTCTCCATCCTTTTTACGAACGTCTTTATAGGGACTTGGCACTCCTCTACTTGCAAACGGCTCGATTCCGATTAAGTTCTGCGCCCATGCTGCCCATTTTGTTTCATCATGGAGGATAGGGAGAGGAAAATCCGAATAATCATCACAAACAGTAGCTGCCCAGTATTTAACACTAATATATTTGGGATAAACGCTAATCATGGCCTACCGTCATCTATTTTTTCAGCTAAAACAAAGGTAGTTCCCATCTGATAGCCGGAACCGATACCTTCTGATTTAAAAGTAAAATTAATGTTTCTTCCTTGTTTGCGTTCGTTAATAGCAGGTCTAATAATATTCTCTAGTTCTCCGTCCTCAGTAAGGTTATAAGTAGCCGTTACGGGAGTACTTGCAGGATATTCATATGTATTGATGCTAACAGTCATTTTTATTTTTTTTGTACCGACAATGTTAGGTTCTATCCTCTCTATACCTATGTTGTAGTCAATTCCCGCTACCTGTTTTTGTGGATTAAAGGTAGCATAAGAAATTATAGGCGTGGTAAAGAAGGATGGAATTGGTTTAACCTGCTCTTCTACTTCCTTATAAAGATTGACCTGATCATTTCCGACTTCATGTTCCCAGACATAACTGTTATTATCACCTTCGTAAGGACTCAAGTTTTTGCCAACAGTGTACATATTACCGCCGGTATTATCAAAATAACCGGCTGCCCGTTCTATGCCGGTATCATACCAGGTATTATCTACAACATTGTAAATAACGGCTCTGGTGCATCCAACGTTAGCATCTTTCCCTTTTTCAGGGTAGAACCACCATATTTCATCTCTGCTTACGTTTTTGACGCCAAAGACCCTTTGACGTTTACTCATATCAATAGTATCAAAAAAAGTCTGACGATTAAGATTATTCTCAAGTGGAAGAACTACGCCGTTGAATACAAAAAATCTTTGTGTTCCCGGCCAGTAGAATATTCCGTCATATTCAACTACGCTATTTGAAGATAAAATGGAACTATCTCTTGATAATACCTTTCTGCTAAAAGAAAGGTCATCAGGATCAGTAATAACCTGATTATTGCTACCCGTAGTATTGGTAATCAGAACAACTGAGCCGAGTGTCCAGAAGATTATAGTCGGCGAGTTTGCTCCTCCTCGCCATTCTGCGCCATAAATTACTTTATCGGTGCTAATATTGATGGAATATTTATCTTTAAAAAATAAGAAAGGTTTTTGCAAGTCCGTCTGCTCTCCTGATTTTTCTGCGGCGATCGAAGACCACCTAACTAGACCGTTGTTACCGTAATAAAATAATCTGTTTCCAACATAAAGCATTCCTCCTGTTGCCTCTTTTAAAACAAAATCAGGAAAATTTACCTGAAAAAAACCATCGGTAGATTCCTTTGCCAAGATACTAGAAGTAGCTTCGCTGCTATTAATATCCGTGTAGTTTTTCATACCCAGACATAATATCATTTGCGTTGGAAGGCTATTGATAATGCTTATTACTACCACAAATTGTGTCAGGGTATTGGTAGGGTTAGTGAACCTGTTAGCCCAAGTATAAGTTTGAGCGCCGCTACTTGTATAAGTAACATCTATTACACTAGATAATAGTGAATCGGGGACAAGAGAACCTCCTATTAAAATATGTTTATCACCCTTGCTATCATAGTATATAATAACGTTAGTCGGGATAAAATCAGGCGGTAAAATCTGGGGTATAGTCTGCAGATATATTACATAATTTCTCATTCCACCGATGTTTTGTGGTTGACCTCTAAAAAATCTAACCCATTGCCCCCGTATGCAGTAACTTCCTTGAAAAAATGAACCATCACGGAGTATCCCCGGCTTGTAGATAATAGGAAACATCTGTTTTTGTGTAGCCATAAATTACCCTACATCTCTTTTTACGCTGCGATCAATATAACGATCTTTTGTCAGGTTATTAGCAGCAGTTAAGCTTTCCTGATATAATTTTGTATAGACAGGCATTCTCTGATCATCCTTTAAATAAATAAGAGCCTCTAAAAAGGCGGCATAGAATAGAAGATCAGGGTAATAGTCCGTTAGTATGTTTGTTTGATTATCATTTGTAATTAAGTTGGGTCTACCCACGTATATTAAACGATAAACATTATTTTGAGCAGGAGTCGGGCTTATAAAAATTTTATCATAAGGTTTAGTATTCGGTAGTATGTCATCTGCATAAAATAGTGGTGGATTATCCAAGGTAGCAGTGTCGACATTCGGCCAATAATTTATACAGAACTCATAACTTCTTGGAAACATAACGAGGGTATCCGTAAAGAGCGTATTAGGTAATCCGTAAGTTAGAGAGATAGTTTCCTGCCAATCAGCAGGTTTTGCAATATAGGCGACATTTGCTTGAAACTGCCCGTCAACTGCCTTTTGGAAACCAAGAGTATTTAGCTCTTTCCAGATTTTCTGCTGTCCCATCTCAATAAAATAGGGAATGGAGGCAGCAAATTCAATGCTACCTCCTCTATTGGCGTAAGCTATTATCTGGTTTAAAAGAGTAGTATAATTCATTTTAATTTAAGCAACCCACCCAAGAGTAATAACTCCTCCTGCTGCTACACTACTGACTGCTAATTTATTACCTACTGTAGGTGCAGCAACAGCGGGTAAAATATAGGTGATTGCAGTATTTGTTCCTGCGGCTTGAATAGTGGTAGAGGCAGTATTTCCGGTTTTTTGCAGTACTATTGAAGGATTTCCTGTTGCTGCTGTTAAAGTCACAGTTCCAGCTAAACCTGTAAAAGATACTGAATCATTTATATCTAGGAGTGCATCATTCCAAGTTCCTTTTAAAAAAATCTGAAACGTTTGTGTAGTAATATTATAAATCATGGTACCGGGCTTTATTCTAACTGTTGCTCCATTTACTAAGTAAGGGGTAACGTTTTGTAATAAATCTCTTTGAGCAGTAGTAACACTACTAACAGCAAAAGTAGCATTAGGATTATTAGTCCCGGTGGTTTGATCACTGGTAATAGTAAGATCACTTAAAGCGGTAATATTTGATAAGTCTGCCATATGTTTCCTTTTTCTTTTTTATTATAACATATAAGTACTTATAACTCTTAAAAATCGTATAAATGTAATTAATTTTGAAAATTACATTTTTGAATAAATTGCTGTATCTTTATGGCGTCCTGTCCATATTGAAGGTTCGCCTGTGATTTTAAATATGCTATAGCTTCGGGTGTTGGATTATCGAGTTTACTTAATTCCTGATCGCTAAGAAAACGTTGGAATCTATAGTAAGATAGATTATTTGTTGCGCCTTTATATAAAGACATGATTTTAAATTGCAGTTCTACTGCATCCGTTGCCCCATTTAGCGTTAAATTCAAACTATTAGCAAGTAATCCGAGTCCATTATTAGGGGCTACCTTTAAGTTATTCGATGTTGTTGTTATTTCGATATCAGGATCAGAGTAGCCGGTACCGACTGAAAGAATGCAAATTGCAACATTCTGTGGGAATAATATATTGGAGAACGCATAACCAAGGCTAGTTGGGTTATTTTGATACAAACCGCCATCAATAAAGAAGGTATCAGAAGGCATCCCGCCAATCAGAGTTGGACGAAAAAATACCGGTGCTGAACTGGTGGCAATAGCAACATCAATACAAGTGTAATTTTGTCCAGTAGTAAAACCCGGAATTAAAACATTAGAAAACTGGTAGTACTGGCTACCTGTAACATCACCATATGGAAAATTAACATTATCACTACTTGGCCCAGTTCCACCTTGAAACCCTACAGCAGTAATCAAAGTATTAGTTTTTAATTGAAACATTCGAGTAGTTCCTAGAATAGGACTTAAAGCATCCCTCAGAGGTTGCTGATTATAGATATAAGGATCAACTCCCGGAACTGCCAGCACAGTCCCTAAAGTAGCAGCTCCTGCCGGTCCAAGAGGTTGCAATGGATTAACTCCTGCTCTAATAGTAAAAATGCTGTCTGCATTGGTTGTTAATAAATTAATAACATCGGTAGGAGATAGACCAAGTGAGTAAGCTAAGCCTTGAATACCGCCAATACTTGTTCCGCAAATAATATCAAAATACTTCCATAATTCATTACCATTAATTCCGGCATCATTACAAAAATTCTCTAGAAATGTAGCAGAGAATAACCCTCTAATACCGCCTCCATCTAAAGATAAGATACGTATTACTTGCATAATTTCTCTTAACTAATTCAATTCTTCCGGTGCTGTGCCTGCTACCTCATACTGATCAAGCGGTATGATTTTACAAATAGCCTGACAGTCTGCAATAAAAACATTCAGAATTACTGTTAAATCAGCTCCTTTTGGGGCGTCTTGCGGAATCTTACTAATTAAGTTGTTGGCATCGTTAATTGACTGAGTTAAACCTGATTTTAATGCTACATACCATATTTTTTGAGTATTTGGATCAGAAGCAGTAAAATAGTTAAAAAGCTGTCCCCCAATCTGATTAATGAACTGAACATCTGATTGTATATTTGCATATATGCTTGGATCACTAAATACGCTACTTACAAGGCTGTTGAAATAGGATAGATCGACTTGAGTGCTAGTAATTAATTTTAAGTCATTTAAGTTAGTACTAATGTCTTTTAGAGCTGTATTCATTTTAATTCTCCTAATTGTTATTAATGAATCGTAGATATTGGAGTTTATTCTCAAGAATATCTACACGTTTTAAGGTGTTTTTTAATACCACCATTGATAGTTCAAAAAGTTTATTTTTGGTAACTGACGGGCAGCTTTCAAAAGTGCCGTAAGCAAAGCCATTATTTGGTAGTTTTTCACAGCAGGAAATGATTAACCGCTTTGAAGTGGTTTTTAAAATCTCTGCTTCAACTGATTTATTAAGTAAAATTAACTGTAGCTTATTACCCTCAATATTGGTTAATTTTTCTTTAAATACTAATTGATAGCTATCTTCTGTTATCGGTCTAATTAGGCACGACTGTAGTATGTTAGGGACAAAACTTTTGTCCTCCAGAACATAATCAGGTAAAATCTCTTTTAAAGGCTCGGCAACAACGCCAAAAGTCACCCCCGCGCCATTTTTAATTTTGTCTTTATAACTATACTTAAAGAAAGGTATCTGATTAAATAGCTTTAATGCTTCCTCTTCTATATCTTCACCTGAAGATTCAATATTTTTGGTTTTAATGGAAGAAACGGCATTAAACTCGGAAGCCTTAACCCTATTATTGCAGTTAATTGAGTATGGATTCGCTCCCGTAGATGTACCAGTACCACCAGAAGAATTTAGATACCCGTAACTGCCGTTATAAGGTTTATAAGTACCGCTGTCCTGGATGCTCAGAGCATTGCCGCAAACAATTACCCCTGAATTATAAGCAGCGAGGTTATTGGCAATTAATGTTCCGGTTTGGGCATTAATATTCTGCCCCCTGCTATTTAGTTCCGTATCAAAATTAATAATACTTGAATATATCTTACTCCATGTGTTATTGCCTCTAACAAAAGTATCGGTAGGAGCAGCGCTGTAGCCGGCTATCTGTGTTATTGCTATACTGCTAATACTAACTGTTATAGTACCGCTAGCAGTAATAGGACTCCCCGTAACGGTTAAACCGCTACCGACTGCAATATTTACTGATGTTACCGTACCGCTCCCTGCAGGAGTAGCCCAAGTACCATCGCCTCTTAAATAAAGAGAGCTACTGGCCGGATAACCGTTTAAACGATTGATATTTAATTGGCCGCTAGTGTTTGAGTTGATATCAAATACCTTAGTATTAACAAAGTTTTCACTCGCAACGCTATACCAGCTAGTCCCGTCAAAAAATTCAAGCTTCACAATTAATCCTGCTTAATATAGTTCTTATAAGTTGGTATTAAATCTTAAAGTTCCGGCTGTCGGTGTAGTCGGTCTTTGTACTGTAGTGC